GGCTACCCCGTCCCGAATATCGATCGTGCCAACCGCAGTAGCGACATTCACCGTATAACCCTTATACCTGCACCTCCCAGTACGAACGAGAGTATCTCCGGTTATTGCCGCACTATGTGTCGCATTATCCAAGACGATACCTTCTACTTCGTTGAAAGCGGTTTGAATGTCTTTTAGCAGGTTATCTAGAGCGAATCTGAGGTCTTTCTCTAACTCGACTGGTAACCTACCTAGGAGTTTCAGTTTCATCGCCGCCCCATAGGAGCGAGTTCTGGTTCATAACCAACGACTTTGCAGGTTCCGGTGAAAGAGGATTGGAGGCGGTGCCACCTTCCTGTTTGTCGAAGCTGGAACTTGTTCGATCCATTGCCCGGAATGTCGTAAGCCGCCTGTACTGGGCCGGTTGTGTTAGATCCTCCCGTAGCCATCGTGGAGAAGGCAGAGAGGGTTGCTAGTGTCGGTTGAGTCATGTACCGGAGCGTGAACCCGGTGAGACGTGAAACAGCGGTGTCATCACCTATGTAGTGCAGGGTGAAAGACGAGGCCGTAGGAGTCCCGTTCAGGAGGCTTAGGACGTGCGAGGTGGTGAAGACAGCCGCAACCTTTGACCCCGCAGGAACCTCGTCAAATGTTCCAGTCGCTGAGTCGAAAGTGCCAGTGTCCGCATCGAAAGTGGCTGTTGGAGCTACGAACAGCAAGGCGGCTTCGATACTCTGGTCATCCCGCCCCCACTGTTTTGTCACGAGCCCATATACCAGGCACATATTCGGTCTTCCGTCTGAGGAAGCAGCCCCGGGGAAGAATATACGGACCAGGTTTCTATCTCGGTCGAATAATACGATCGTTCGGTATCTGTAGGTCGCTGAGGAGTTATCCAGAAACCACTGCCGACAGGCTTCTGCTACAGGTATAGGTCTTACTCCGTCGAAGATGTATATATTGTCTTCACCGACGACAAAATGGGCTGTGCCGAGATTGGCAACTGCGTCGATCCCGACACAGCCGAAACCTGGTAACTCTTGCCAGGACCAGACTACATCCCCACCGACGTAAGTCCCGAAGTAGATCGACTTGGCTTTGTAGGCCACGATCCGGTCGGAGCCGAACTTCTTCGAAGCGGTAATCGGTCCTTCGGTCCCCAGAAGACGCCCTGTCGTTGCCTGGGTAGCGATGGAAGGGGTCCAAGACGTTACGTCGTTGACAGCACAGCAGGCCCATTGATCCGGGGACGTGGTGGTGTTGAAGGCAAAGACGAAGCCACCGCCAGAGGCTAGAACGGCCTCTACAATCGTTGCCTGTGGAGAACCAGCGATGTTGGCAAAAGCTCCCGAACTGCTGCTCTGGATGACGTTATCTATGTTCGCTGCCAGGGATGTGTCGCCGAACTGGGTGTAGACCCAGCGAGTAGTGGCTCCTAGCGTGTAGTCGCCTCCACGTGAAACATCCGACCATGACGTACCGGAGAGTTCGTAGAGTTTGGTCGAAGTGCCTGCAAACACCCGCCTGGTTGCGTCGAGCTTGGTTAAGGTCGCAGCGCCGAGGCATTCTGCCGCTAGCGCATCCGAATAACTCGAAGCCAAGTCGGCGGCTCGCATCCCTGATTCGTAGGGAATCCACTGCGAGCAATCGACGATCGTGCCAGGAGCCGTTGTCGGCAGGTCTGGAGAGAATCCCAGAAGGGTGTTCAATTCGCCCTCACCCTCAAAGGCCCGGTCCGTTTGATGACCATGTTCAGCGAGTTGATCGCTGCTTTGTACATCCCATACCACGCCGGTAGTAAGTGTGTACTTTGCGCATCCATCAGGAACGGTGCGGACTCTATCAATGCCCCGAACAGGTACACATCTGGCGCATTGGTCAGGAGCCAATTGGTATCCGCATCGGCAGACAACGCATCGAAGGCCTTGTAGTAGTCGAGGATGTAGTCTGAGGCCCCCAGTCCAGCGGTCTCGATCCTGTTATTGAGGATCACGTAGACCGTTGGGAGGTCGGTGAAGTTGTTGGTTAGCTCGCTGTTCTGGAGCTTGGTGAACGTACCGAGGTCTGCCCCTTCTAGCTGCCACTGGGAAGACCCTGAAGTAGCCCGAACCAGAATAGGCTCTAGGAACCCAGTAGGAAACGCTATGGCGTTACTTGTGATCGTCCCTGTGGTACGGGTCTGCATCGCAGGCACCCGGAGCGGTTGGGAGGGATAGGGATCGCTGGACCCGTATGCGATACGGCGCTCTGCCAAGCGAACGAAGTCAGGGATATAGCCAGCGAGGTCGGCGCGATCTAGGTATACGCCTATCGCAGTCTTGACATCACCGAAGGTAGACAGGGCCATCTCGTCTCCGGAGGCCCGCTGGCCTCGTTAGGGCCAATCCAGTTGGGATTGCTGGCTCACCATTATAACGGCTTGAGCGCCTTTTGGTACTCGTCCCACCATTTGTTGGCGTGGTATGACCCGTCGTCGTATTCTCTGAAAGCTGGAATACCTATAGTGTGGTGGTCGAGTTTGGAGTCTCGATTATTGGGGTATTCCCGCACTAGATGGTTCCACTCGATGGGAAGCGAGCCGACCAGGGAATCGTCAAGCCATCCGAATCGATGTAGGAAAGAGCCTTCGGATTTACCCACGAAGGCAGGATCAAGGTCTCGGTTGTGGAAGTGCCCGCAGTGCCAGAGGATGACGGAAGACCAGTTCTTTCGCGGGTAGTTTTCGTTCTTGCTCCCGAGGTACTTGATTGGATGTTTGGTCTTGTAGTCATGCTGGACCACCTGGACAGCTTTATATGGGTCTCTCAGGTTCCATAGCTCCGCGATATCTTCCCGGACGATCATGTCCCCATCCATGAAGATCGCCCAGCCCTTGTAGTTCGTCAGCCAAGGGACTAGAAATCGGCTGTAGATGAATGCGTTTGACCCGTCCTTGTGGGTCTCTTCGTACTCTCGGAACAGCCCTAGGTGGAGCGGATCGTTCGATGATCGACTGGCAGCAGACGTGATAGGCAACAGCTTCACGCTTGTCAAAGCCGATGAAGATCGGGATCGTCTCAACCATACACCCGGCACATCTGGACGAAGCCACCCCCTACTACATAGTCCTTCTCAGGCAGGACTTCGTGTTTGAGGTCTTTAACGATCTCGTTGCACCCCATCACAGAGGTGTCTATGGGTCCGGTGTAGTAGTCGTCGAAGAACACCCACGCATCCGGCATCAGGATACGTTTCACGTTCTCCCAATCGCTGCGGATGGTCTCGATTGAGTGGCCCCCGTCGAGCCAAACAAAGTCCACCGGCTTGTCGAAGGTCTTCAGTGTCTCTCTGGTGTTGCCTTTGAACAGGCCTACATCGAAGCCTTCCAGCCGTTCCCAGACCTTCTCCATGTAGTAATGCGGCTTGACGTTCTTCTCCAGCCTATCCGTCTCAGGCGTGGCGTCTTCGAATAGGTCGAAGCCGTAATACTTGGCTTTTGGAGCCAGGTTCAGCATCTCCAGAGCCCTGGCCCCGTTCCACGTTCCAACCTCTAGGATCGCGGTAGGTTGCTTGTCTCTGACTGCTTGAAGGAGTTGTAGGTATCTCATAGGACGTTGTTCTCGAATGAAGTTGGGAGCCCTTGATGATCTGTAGGTGACTGAGCCCGATACTGGCACTTCAGATCGCTACGGACGAAGATCGCATTGACTTCGGTACGGCCGATGTAGTCATAGCGTTTCATGGCTCCTAGAGCCTGCATGGCGCCTAGAGAGGCGCCGTAGCCAGCTTTGTCCTTCCGAGTGCATCCGTACTCAGCCACGCGGATGCCTTTGCATGGGGTCGTTTCCATGATGATTACAGCCGGTCTTGCTCTGAGGTTGGCCCACAGCCACCAGTCGTGGGAATCGATATCGATGGAGAGCACCCATGTGTCATTAGGAACAAGGCTATTGATGTTCTCGATTGTCGCTGCGGTGTTGACTACCTCAACCTGAGGAAAGTGTCTCCTGAGCGCGTTTGCGGAGTGCTCATCAGCGTCTACCAAGTGCCCGAAGTAGCCTCTCTCTTCAATGAGCCTTGCTACGTTCGATCCTTCTAACCTTGCTCCTATGTCAGAGCAGACCTTTGTCCCATCCCCGATCTCGCCTAGGATCGCCCAGAGGTGGACCTCTTCATCGAACTGGCTGTGTTTCATGGTAGACGTTCTCTGGTGAGAATCCAGTAGCCTTGCGAGCGCCTTTAGCGTGCTCCCAGTACCTCGCCAGATCAACCATAGCCATCGGGTGCATCTCCTTCTCAAAGGGGCCGGAGAGGCTCTTTACTTTGAACCTGTCGCGGTTCACGAAGAGTCTTACCGTCGCATCGAAGGTTTCGCAGTCATGCCACTGTCGAAGGTCTTTGAAGCGGTCTGTTTCGTACCAAGAGAGCCATGTGTCTAAGAAAGCCTTCTTCTCTGGATGCTTCCCATCCATCAGCCAGAAGCCTAGCTCCGAGTGGATGCCTTTCCTTCGGAAGTAGGAGAGGAAGCAGTCATCAGGTAGGAGGCCTTCTATGTATCCTTTGGGAATGTCTTTGTAGGCATAGCAGTCCGCATCACACCAGACAATCATGTCTTCGCAGTCATACGCTGCGTCGTACATGGAATAGACCTTGTTGGAGAACCTGACAACATCCCACTGCCACGAGTTGGGTCTGTAGCCTTTGTGGCGCTCTTTGAAGGCAACCAGCTTCTCCAGATGCTCGACACTTTTGTATCCGTCGAATCCCTCTGCGTAGAGGTGGAGTTCGTGGGCAGGCCAATGCTTCAGACCTTCAATGAATCTGTGCCCGTACAGGTCGAATCCTGCCTTATGGCAGGTAGTCACAACTCGCATAGTGCCTTGTAGGATTCAACTGCTTCGGAAAGCATGCTGGTGTTGTCGAATGCTCGCGGATCATCCTTTTCTATGAACGCGAAGTCTCTCACCGCTTCTTTCAACACGCGAGCCACCATGTATGCCGTTTCTTCTTGAGAGCCGTCTACACGAATGTACTTCGTCACCGTGTGCGAGCCATGCTCAACACGGAGCTTCCTGTAGAACTTCTCCATGTGCTTCGTTGGCTTCTCAATGAATACGACTCTCATGCGGCCCTCAGTTCGTTGATGCCGTTGAAGTCCTTTGCCAGTCTGTTAATTGCGTGGCCCCAAGGCTCTCCCGGGAGTTGTCGATACAGCCTTACCCCCGGGTACCAGATCATCTCTTTGCCATCTCCGTACCTGTAGGCGTACCTCCACTGAGCCACCGATGGGACAAGTACGTATGCATGCCTCCCCAAGGCTCCACAGACGTGCGCTAGCGTCGTGGTGACGGTGACCACATCATCCAGAGCCGCCGTCAAAGCGATGGTGTCCTGATAGTCCTCTGGATCGAGGGGTGGAATGATGACCTGCTGCTCGTGGTCGATGTTCCACCTGGAGACTTCCAAACCGTTGTCCATGTAGGACATATCGATCAGCGTACCGTTCATCACGGGCGCTAGATCGGAGAGGGCTACCGAGCGCCACTCCTGCTGGGTGTTGGAGATTCCGCCCCTCCAAGATAGGCCGATCCACGGCTTCGGAAACTGGCTCAGCCAAGTGATCCACTTATCCAGCCTCTTTGGATCAGGCGTGATGTAAGGTTCCCTCTCAAAGTCATAGTCGCCTTTGAGATACCACTTCCCGAGGAATGAGATGTGCGTATGCGCGTCTACTTGGTACTGGTTCGGCCAATCGAGACCGGAGTCTTTGAGGGTGCCGTAGACGTGAGCCTTCGGGAAGTTGTGTTTGAAGAATGGTTCCATCCTTCGTGAACACTCGATGATGACTTGCTTCGAGTCCTCGATGAGTCTAGGAAGACACTGAGCGAACATCACTTGATCGCCAAGCCCCTGGTCGCACTGAACAACGACCGTCTGGCCTTTGGTGCCGTCCCAAGTAGGCTCTGGTTTCTCACCCTGCTTGTGATAGAGCCTAACTTCGAGTTGAGGCCCGTACAGGTACTCTTTGTGCTCCCAAGCCTCACCCCACCTACCTAGACACAGGCAAGCGAAGGCTTTGGAGATGCGCGCGATGTGGTTGTCCTTCTGGATTGCGAGAGCTTTGTCTGCCCATTCGTTGGCCTCTCTCGCTTTTCCTAGCTGGACGTAGCCTGCCGAGATAGAAGCTACAGGCTCCGGCATCTTCGGCATCAACCGGCTTGCGGTTGTGTAGGACTCGATGGACTCTTCATACCTGCACATATGGTGCAGGCAAGCCCCATAGGCCATCCAGACGTTGACCTGCTTCCTGGCGTGTTCGTCGGAGAGAGCCCGTCTTAGACACTGGTAGGCTAGACCTACCTGTCCAATCTCTCGGAGGGTGTGCCCGATGAGGAAGAGGGCTTCCGGTCTATCGGGATGTGCGTTCAGAATCTCATTGCAGACCTTGTAGGCTGCGGTGAATTCTTCGCGGACGATCAGGTCTTTTGCTACACGAATTAGTTCATCTTCCGCCCCGTTTGACGGAGTGATAGATGTCCGTGACTTTGAATCTGGAGTATTCGTCGTTAATGAGTTTGTAGACTTGGGGGTCTTCATGCTTGTTCCAAAAATTCACCCCATGCTTTTGCTTCATTTCTAGTTGGATGATGGGGGGAATGATTGCGTAGTGAAGGAAGTCTTCCTTGATGCCTTTCTTCGTTCTGTCGGTATCGGCTCTCAACTCGGAAGCGAGGTCAAGAGCTTTGGTCACATCTTGTGAGTGAGTGAGGATCACCTTTTGCATGGCGTGGTCGTAATCGAAGTACGTCGTCACCCCTGTGACTGGATCGTAATCAAGTACGTGACGTGCCATGCAAAAGCGGGGATTGCTCCCCGCCCCCTATCAAGTTGCTGCCGTTGCCTTTGCGTTAGCAAATGGCGCGTTGCATCGGAGAGTCCACTCGCAGAGGATCATCCGGCGTTCTTCGTCGCTGATCTTTGCGATGTCGATGGTCTGGAAGGACCGGAGATAGTCCACAGACCATACCCCCATATCGAGGGCGTACACAACCGTGGTGGATGCGTACCGGCTGAGTTGGATGTTGTGTGAGCCAAATGGACTCACGAACACATCAGCCGCCCCGATGATCTGGGCTTGCATACGAGACTCGACATTGCGGAATCGAGTCGCCAGACCAGTGAAGGACGAAATGGACTGATACAGCGCCGGACCCACGAGGATCGTTGCCGGATCACCACCAGCCGACCATTGTTGCTGAAGAATCGAGATCAACGCAGCCTGAGTCAGCGCTGTCGAAGAGCCCGCTCCGATGGTTGCGGTCGGGAACCCAGAAACAGGTGCCGTGGTCGTTGCCGTGGTCTGCCCCGAGAGGGAGACGTGGGCATTGGTGTGCAGCCAGTTCTGAACGCCACCTGAAATCCGCGGAGAGACGGACGTGCCTGCGGACGCAGGGTTGTTCGCCAGCATCGCGGTTTCCATATCGCGCTTCAGTTCCTTCGCAGCGCGGGCGGTGTGATACGCCAGCAGTTCAGCCATGCCGGCGTTGTCCACCTTTTGAGCGGTGCCGGTGACTGCGAACTCCTTACGGCTGATCTGGGTGTAGTTCTTCAGACGCGAAGGAAGAACACGCGCTTGTGCGGAGTATGCGTCGCCTTCGATGAAGGCATTGGTCGAAACGGGAGCGGCGAGAACGTCGCTCAGCCATTCGTGGGTGGTGGACTTTGCTGTTCCACGAGCGGAGTGGCTCATGAACCAGGTATCCATCGGGGAAATATCGTAGATCACGTCCATGAGGTCTTCACGGAGTGCCCCGCCAGAAAGGTCGAATGCCTTGCTGGAGTTGACGGTTGCGGCCATTACTTATTGCCTCGCATGAGGAACACACGAGCAGCGGCGGCGAGGTTGTTGCCATCTTTGCGCATGGCTTTGCGTGCCTCGACGTACTTTTGATCTCGTGCGCCTTGTTGTGTCCCCCCTGGTTTTACAACCGGAGGTGCTTTTTGGACACGTTCTACGGCTTCAGCTTTTCCGCTTTGCAGCTTGTCGTACTGCGATGCTTTCCACGCCAGAGTGACGAACCGGGCGTCGTAGACGTTATCCAGTTCGGATTCTGTGTACCCGAGGTCCATCGCCGACCCTCTTGCGTTCTTGATCGAGTCCGCGTTGAGGTTGGGAATGGTCTTTTGCAGGAACTTGTGACCTTCTTCAATGGCTTTCTTCTTCTGGCCTTCGATCTTGGTCTGGAACTCCTGGGCTTTTGAGTTGATCGCGCCCTTTAGCTCGTCGGCGCGCTCTCTCAATG